GTGCTAATGAGTGAATATATAAATGAGGATGGTAAAAAGATGAAGATTGATAGTGCTGCGATTGATACAGGTGGTCATTTTACGCAAGAAGTTTATCAATATGTAAGAGAAAGAACTCAGCTAGGATTAATTGGAGTTAAGGGTATGGGACAGAAAGGAAAACCTCCTATCGGCAAACCAAGCAAAGTAGATATTAATTTTTCTGGTAAAGCTTTGAAAAGAGGTGTGCAGTTATTTCCTGTAGGAGTAGATGTTATAAAATCAACACTTCATAATAAATTAAAAGATGCAGAACCTGGAGAAGGATATATTCATTTTTATCCAACAATTACACATGACTATTTTGAGGAATTAACGGCAGAGAGACAGGTGCTTAGATATAAGCATGGATATCAAGAACGTATTTGGGTTAAAAAAAGTAATGCAAAAAATGAGGCTCTTGATGAAATGGTATATGCATATGCTGCTTGGCAAAGATTATTGCAAAAATATGACAGAAGAACAATTTTTGATCAATTTGAAAAAAGATTAAATCCATCTGAACCTAAAAAGGATAGTAAGCTATCATTAAATCGTACTAATTCGTCTAAAAACTCGAATTTTGTCTCTAATTGGTAAAAAATGACCTTTCCTACAACAATAAGAGCAGGGGATTATATTCAATGGAATATACCAGCATCACAAGATTATTACGGAAACAGTATAAGCAGTCCAGATTGGTCGGTTGTTTACTATTTAAGAACAAAGGTAGGGGCAATAGGTGCAACTATTAATAGCTCACCTTATATAGATGGGTTTAAATTTACAATTCCAAGTAATGTTACAAGTACTTTTTTAGCAGGTAATTGGTTTTATCAAGCTATTGCTAATAAATCAGGAGAAGAAAAACAGACTATAGCATCAGGTCAATTTGAAGTTTTAAAATCTTTAGAATTTTCTGGTACTGCTAGTAGTTATGATGGCAGATCACAACTTGAAAAAGACTTAGAAACAATAGAAACCGCTATTAGAAATTTAATTAGTGGTGGTCTTGTAAAGGAATATAAAATTGGAACAAGAAATGCAAAGAAATATGACTTAGCAGAATTATTAACTCTTAAGAGTCAATATAAAGTAGAACTTGTAAGAGAAAAACAAGCAGAGACAATGGCAAATGGTCTTGGCAATCCAAGAGCAACATTTGTTCGTTTTGATGGAGCGTACTAATGGGAATAAGATCTAACATTGCAAGTGCAGTAAAAAGAGTTTTAGGTTTTGGTAATAATGCAAAACCATTTACAGGTTTAAGAGCATATCAAGGAGCATTAGTTTCTAGACTTACACAAGATTGGATGAGTAGTCAGTTAAGTGCTGATGCTGAAATTAAAAATAGTTTGCGTAAATTAAGAGATAGATCCAGAGAACTTGTAAGAAATAATCCATACGCAAGACAAGCAAAAAGAACAACACAAATTAATATTGTCGGAACAGGAATGAAATTTCAATCTCTTGTTCTACAACAAAGAGGTGGTAAAAGGGATCAAAGAGTAAATTCTTTAATTGAAGAAAAATGGGCAGAATGGTCAGAAGCTAATAGTTGTGATTGTGCAGGTAAATATTCTTTTCACCAATTTGAATGGTTAGCAGCAGGTGCATTATGCGAATCTGGTGAGGCTATTTTTAGAATTGTAAGAAAACCATTTGGTGATTCAAATGTGCCTATTGCTTTACAAATGATTGAAAGTGATTTGTTAGATGAAGAATATGATGACAAGTTACTTAATAAAAATAATGAGTGGAGGAATGGAGTTGAGGTAGATGAGTGGGGTCGTCCTGTTAGATATGCAATTTTAACCAAACATCCAGGTGATGCATATTATTTAGATTATTCTGCAAATCGTAAATTACATATATTGGTAGATGCAAAAGATATTATTCATTTATTCTTACCAGAAAGACCTGGACAAAATAGAGGAGTACCTTGGTTTCATAGCGTGATGGCTGATATGCATCAGTTACAGGGATATGAAGAGGCTGCTGTTATCAGAGCTAGAGCAGGTGCAAGTATTATGGGATTTATTCAAAACGATCAAGGAGAGTTGATTGGAGATGAGGTACAGAATAATCAGAGAATACAAACTTTCTCACCTGGTGAGTTTAGATATCTAGCTCCAAACGAGTCAGTACAGATACCTGACATTGATTATCCATCTCAGCAGTATGAGATGTTTGTCAAGAATAAAATCAGACGTTTTGCGACAGGTATAGGGTGCAGCTTTGAAACTATCAGTAAAGATTTCTCTGAGACTAATTATTCAAGTTCAAGACTTAGCTTGTTAGAAGACAGAGAACATTGGAAGTTTTGTCAAAAATATATGATTGATAATTTTCACTACAGAATATTTAAAGAATGGCTTGCATTATCAGTATTATCAGGTGATTTAGATTTTACTGATTATGCGGCTAATTCAAAACGATATTGCAAACCAAGATGGACTCCCCCAGCACAACACTACGTTGATCCTCTTAAAGAGATCCGAGCTTACCGCGAGGCTGAACAAGCTGGCTACATGACTAAATCACAAGTTATTGCACAGACAAATGGTGGTGATTACGATGATATAGTTTCTGAGATTGCTAGAGAGCAAGATGTCGCTGATAGTTTAGGAGTTACATTAGATAAAGATCTAGACTTAGAAGTAGAGATTGGATCTGAGGGTAATGTGAATATTACCCCTCCTCCACCTAATAGATCTAAAAAAACACGCAAAAAGGCTGACTAATCATGGCAAATGTAAGCGGAACTGAGATCAATCTGAAACCCACAGATGGGATGAAGACAGAAGCTAGACGATACAAAGAATGGAAAAAAGAAGGTAGAGCAGGTGGAACACAGGTTGCAGCAGTAAGAGCTACACAGATTATTAGTGGTAATGAATTATCTGCGGACGTTGTAGTCCGTATGTTTAGTTTTTTTAGTCGCCATGAAGTTGATAAAAAAGCAGAAGGTTTTAGTCCTGGAGAAAAAGGATATCCATCAAAAGGCCGTGTGGCCTGGGCAGCCTGGGGAGGGGATGCTGGTTTTAGTTGGAGTCGTAAAAAAGCAGCACAAATTAAAAAGGCAAGAGAAAGAGGAGAAGTTATAGATTTAGCAAGACCATATCCAAATGAACACGCAGCAACTATTACAAATTCTGAGGAATATGATACATTTAGGCGGTCTAACAATGAAGCCTCTCAAGGCATAGACTTTATATTTGGTATAAAGGATAATGAGGAGGGTGCTGAACTTCAATCAATTAGGTTCAGACTTTCTGAATATTCTGCCTCTGAAGCACAAGCTTGGCTTGAGAGAAACGAGTTTGAACCTATTAAGTTTGAACCTGCTACTAACGAAAAAACTATGGCTGAAACAACTAAAGTTGAAAAAAGAGCAGAACCTGATGCTTTAAAAACAGGAGATTTTGTATCTTGGAATGCTAGTGGAGGTCGAGCTAGAGGAAAGATTACAAAGATTGTAAGAGATGGACAGATTGATGTCCCTAGCAGTTCTTTTGTTATTAACGGAACAGCAGATGATCCTGCTGCTTTAATACAAATTTATAGAGATGGCGAGGCTACTGATATATATGCAGGGCATCGATTTTCAGCACTTACAAAAATTGCCGACATTAGAGCGATTGAGGTTGGAGATAAATTTGAGCGTAAAGAGGTTACGGATTTTAAAAATGTAAAAGCAAGAACATTTGAGTTTCCATTTAGTTCTGAATTTGCGGTCAAGCGTTATTTTGGTAACGAAGTGTTAAGTCATGAAGAAGGAGCAGCAGATTTAGCACGACTTAATGATGGCGGTGCTGTTCTTTTCAATCACGATATGAACAAACCAATAGGTGTTGTCGAAAGTGCTTATATTAATTCAGAAGATAAACGTGGTTATGCCAAAATTCGTTTTTCTCGCAATAAGTTTGCATCTGAAATATTACAAGATGTGCAAGACGGAATATTAAGAGGTATTTCGTTTGGATATCAAATTAATAATATGGAAGAGATGGAAGATGGCATGAGAGCCACCAACTGGTCAGTTCACGAATTATCAGTTGTAACTGTTCCAGCTGATCCAACTATTGGTTTTGGTAGGAGTTTGATAGAACCCTCTCAAGGTAATAGTATTAGTATGGAACAAGAATCTCCAATTGAGGAGATTAATTCTGCGGTTGAA